GTCCTAAGATGCCTAAAAAAGATAAAGGTATGCCTGTGACTGTGATGATTGCTGTTGGTAAGCCTAAAGGTCTACCTACCCGTGGCGGTCGCACAGCTACCAACATGATGAAAAAGTCTAGTCGAGGCAAATAATGTCAACATTCCAACTAGACCCCAACCAAGTATCGATTGGCGTTGCAAGTTTAGGTACAACGCAGATATTTATTGTCTCTAACTCTAGCGTTCAATCAACGGCTTTTGGTGCTTCGACTACGATGATTCGTGTATGTTGCTCATTAGGACATAGCCATTTTCAAATTGGCACAAATCCAACGGCTAGTATTACAACATCGCCCATGATGCCCAACAACTTTACTGAGATTATTAGGGTCACTCCAGGTCAAAAGATTGCTGTTATTAAAGATTCTGGTGTTACCGCATCAACATTTTCTGTGACGGAGTTGATATGAAAACCAAAGCCCAAAAGAAGATCAGCAAAGTGATGACTGAGTTTGGCAAGGGCAAGTTGACTACCAATAAAAAGGTTGTTACAGACCCAAAACAGGCTATGGCTATTGCTTTGTCTGAGGCGGGAAAGGCTAAAAAGAAATGAAGCCTAAGTCTAAAGTCAACCAAGCAGGTGTTTACACCAAGCCAACCATGCGTAAAGCCTTGTTTGAAAGAATCAAAGCGGGTACTTCTGGGGGTGATCCTGGTGAATGGTCTGCTAGGAAAAGTCAAATGTTAGCTAAACAATATAAAGCTAAAGGTGGGGGTTATAAGACATGAGCAAAGAGAAAACACACTATTTGCCTGATGGCAAACCGTACAAAGGTGAGACTCACAAGGTCGGCACTAAGTTGATGACGGGTGCAAAACATACACCCACAAGTAAGACTTTGACTCATACGCCAAAGAAGAAGAAATGAAGAACCCTCAACAATCTCTGAAAGATTGGTCTAAACAGAATTGGAGAACCAAATCTGGCAAACCCTCATCTGTTACGGGTGAGAGGTACTTACCAGAGGCGGCTATCAAGTCTTTGTCGGCTAAAGAGTACGCAGCCACTACTAAGGCCAAGCGTGAAGGCACAAAGGCTGGTAAACAGTTTGTAAAGCAACCCAAGTCGATTGCACAGAAAACAGCAAAATTTAGATGAGGTAGATATGAAGAGTCCTGCTTGGCAAACAAAAGAAGGAAAAAACCCCAAGGGGGGCTTGAATGCCAAAGGTAGGGCATCGTATAATGCAGAAACTGGTGGCAATTTAAAACCTCCAGTAAAGTCGGGTGACAACCCTCGCAGGGCCTCCTTTTTAGCCAGAATGGGCAATAATTCTGGGCCTGAGATGAAAGATGGGAAGCCGACACGACTTCTTCTATCCCTCAAGGCTTGGGGTGCTTCGTCCAAAGAAGACGCTAAAGCTAAAGCTAAAGCGATTTCTAAGAGGAATATGAAGTGAAACCACTGTCTGTCGCAGCGAATCTTCGGCAAACACACTGACATCAGTGTTTACTTGTCCGATTGGCTATTACGCCAAGATTGTGCTAATTCGAGCTGTCAACAAAACAGGTTCAACCAAATACATCTCTCTTGATTGGACAGACACTTCAGCGGCTGTAACTTATTCAATAAGCTATCAGCAAGCGGTAACAACTTTTACCACTGGATTTGATTTTGGTGAGTCGTACATAGTGTTAGAAGAGGGTGATATTTTAAAGGCTACAAGCGAGGCATCTTCAACATTTACAATAATTGCAACAATTGAACTTGAAGGGTTGACAAGAGTATGACTTTCTTAGAACTTGTAAATGATGTGCTGATCCGTTTGCGTGAGCCAACGGTGACAACTGTTACCCTCAATTCTTATTCAACTTTGATTGGAAGATTTGTTAACGATGCCAAACGCCAAATTGAAGATGCGTTTAGTTGGAACGTGTTAGGTCAGACTGTGACTGTTACGACAGTTGCGGCAACTTATGTCTACTCACTAACGGGTGCGGGTCAGAAGTTCCAAGTGCAAGATGTAATTAACGTTACTTCTAATGTTGGTATGCAGAACATCACGTTTGTGGAGATGAATAGGTATCAAAACCTTGTTCCGACCACAAATGGTATTCCTCAGTACTACGCATTTGATGGCGTAGATGGAAATGGTGACACCAAAGTAGTCCTTTATCCAAGACCTGATGGTGTTTACAGCATTCCTTTCTCTCTAACAGTACCTCAAGCAACATTGGTTTCTAATACAACTTCAGTTTTAGTTCCTGATTCTTTAGTAGTACAAAACGCTTATGCAAGAGCATTGGTTGAGCGTGGTGAAGATGGTGGATTAAATTCTTCCGAGGCATATCAACTGTATCGGGGGATGTTGTCTGACCAGATTGCTTTGGAAGGCACACGTTACCCTGAAAATCAGGAATTTGTTGCGATATGAGCAAACAGCTTACTGTCAACAGCGTATCCGCACCAGGCTTTCTGGGGCTGAACACACAAGACCCGTCTTTAGAAATATCGAACGGGTTTGCTGGCATAGCTTTGAACTGTGTCATTGATAAGTTTGGTCGAGTAGGTGCAAGGCAAGGCTACCAAAACGTCAATACATCTAGTGGCACATTAGGCTCAAATGATGTTACGGTCATCCATGAATTGATTGAAACAAACGGCACATTGACCGTATTGTTTTTTGGCAACGGCAAACTATTTAAACTTGGTTTGGCAACTTCAGGTGCTGTGGCTGAATACAACATTGCTGAATACGGCTCTAACGGTGTACCTTTAGCTGAATACACATCTGGCATTGCGGGTCTAGGTACTGTTCTTGAATTGACGTATGGTGGCCCTGGCACTGCGCCAGTGTTTAACTCAGGTAACTGGCAAGCCGCAAGTCTTAACGGTATTGTGTATTTCTTCCAAATAAATAACGATCCAATCATTTACGACCCTGCTGTATCTACATCTACTTTTAGGCGTGTTACTGAAAAATCAGGTTACGTTAGCACAGTGCCAAACGCAAACGTGGCTATTTCCGCTTATGGACGTATTTGGGCAGCCAACACAATTACCAATAACACAACAGTGTCGTTCAGTGATTTGTTGTCAGGCCATATCTGGTCTACAGGTACAGCGGGTTCTCTTGATGTTTCCCGAGTTTGGTCTAACGGTGCTGATGAGATCATGGGTTTAGCCGCCCACAATGGGTTTTTGTTTATCTTTGGTAGACGACAAATCTTGGTCTACGCAAACGCTACGACACCCTCAACAATGACCCTTGCTGACACGATCTCAAGTGTTGGCTGTATAGCTCGTGACACAATTCAGAACACAGGCAAAGACGTTGTTTTTCTAAGTGGTAGTGGTTTGCGTTCTGTTTTGCGAACAGTACAAGAAAAGTCTGCGCCATTGGGTGACTTGTCCAAGAACATTAGAAATGATTTCTTAGCCACAATTGCAAGCGAATCAGACACTCAGTTGAGATCAGTCTATTCAGAACAGAATGGTTTTTACTTGTTAGCTTGCCCATCCTCGGGGAAAGTGTTCTGCTTTGATACAAAAACAACTTTGGAAGATGGGTCTTACCGTGTAACGATATGGGACAGCATTGAGCCAAAGAGTTTTTGCGCTAGACGTAACGGTGATTTGCTTATTGGGAAAACTGGTTTTGTAACTAAATACACTGGTTATCAAGACAACACTTCTGCGTACCGCATGGAGTACTACACAAACAACGCTGACTTGGGCAAAGATGGTCTAACCTCAATTATTAAGAAGGTTAAGGTACTTGTCGTAGGGGGTAGCAATCAAGCAGTATCTATATTCTGGGGGTATGATTTTTCGTCTAGCTACCAATCGCAAACTGTTTTAATTCCGACTCAATCGGTGTCTGAGTATGGTATTGGCGAATACAACATTGCTCAGTACGCAGAAGGCATTACCTTGCAAGAATTAACTGCATACGGCAACGGAACAGGTAAAATCGTTCAAACGGGTTTTGAGGTAAATATCAACGGGTTTCCAATTTCTTTCCAAAAGATTGAAATCCAAACCAAAACAGGCAAACTTGCATAAGGAGCAACCATGTCAAACTATACAAAAACAGTCAACTTTGCGGCTAAAGACGCACTAACAACTGGCGATGCCAACAAGGTTGTTAAGGGTACGGAGATTGACACCGAGTTTAATAATATTGCTACTGCGGTTGCAACTAAAATTGACTCCTCTGGTGCTCTTGGCACACCTACTAGCGTGACGCTAACTAATGCTACTGGTTTGCCTTTGACAACTGGAGTGACGGGCACATTACCTGTCGCCAACGGAGGCACAGGGTCTGCTTCTGGTGCTCCAGCAGCTATTGTCTTAGCGGGTACATTTAGCACAGGCGACTACGCTTTTGCAAGCACAAGTAGGTTGCAACTTGGCCCTATCTCGCCAAGTGCTAGTCATCGGTTTACAACTACTTCTGTAACTGGACATCCGTCAGCAACCATGAATATGGGTTCAAGCGATTCGTCTACAGGCATTGTTGTTACAGATCAGGTTGTTGGTTCATCATCAAGAATTCTTATTGCTTTTTCAACAGGCACATTCCCTGGCTCTGCCTATGCTAATGTTTCAACAAACGGAACAACAGTAACTTACGGTACGGGTTCTGATTATCGTCTGAAAACTAACGTAACCCCTTTGACTGATTCAACGGCTAAAGTAAAAGCATTAAAGCCTTATTCTTACAATTGGGTTTCAGCACCTACTTTGCAAAACCAAGGTTTCTTGGCGCATGAGTTGGCCTCGGTTGTCCCGCAAGCGGTTGCTGGTGAAAAAGATGCTTTGTACCCTGATGGCTCAATGAAGATTCAACAGGTTGACTTGTCCTATGTAGTGCCTTTGTTAACTGCCGCTTTGCAAGAAGCACTTGCCCGTATTGAGGCTCTTGAGGCCGCATGATCTTACATCACTTCAGCGATGGTCTGTATGCTAAAGAAGCGCAGTTTAGTGCGGGTACAGCCATCTTGAAACACACACATAGCTTTAGCCATTTATCTATTTTGGCAAAAGGCAAGGTTGCGGTGATGATTGGTGAAGAGATAGAAGTTATTGAAGCCCCTGCGTGTATTGAGATTAAATCAGGAATGACGCATGGGGTTAAAGCGATTACGGATTGTGTTTGGTTTTGTATTCACGCCACTGACGAGAAAGACCCGTCAAAAGTGGACGACATTTTGATTGGAGTTTGATATGCCTATTACAGCAGCCTTAATTGGTGGTGGCAGTGCTTTGTTGGGGGGCTTGCTTGGTGGCAGTTCTGCTAGAAGTGCGGCAAGTACTCAAGCGGGCGCACAAACTGAAGCGGCTCGGATAGCGGCTAATGAAGCAAGGTTTCGGCCTGTAGGTATAACGACTCGCTTCGGTGGATCGCAGTTTACAACTGGCATACCAGGCGTTAGTGCTCCTGTTGCGACTGACTTTGCAACGCCTGAAGAATTCCAAGCAGCGCAATCAGCATACCAAACTCGATTGCAAAATGAAGGCCGTGTTACTGGAGCTAGTTACACGCTAGACCCACAACTTAGAGCTTACCAAG